ATACTTTTTTCCGTACTTTACTATGTAATAAATGAATAAACTATTATGAAACAATCTATTAAGATTCTAAATAAATTAAGTAACACAGATTTTGTTGCGGCTACCGGTGTGTATAATGTTAGAAATTTACACCATGTAAAATCAAAGGAATTTGAATCTAAGGTTTTGGCATTATTAATACAACATAAATTAATCCCCGCTACTGATCTAAAGGGTTCTGAATTTTCTCAGAAACCGCTTACAGTATGTGGTATTGATAGTGATGGAAAATTATTTGATTCATATCAAAAATTGGTAGATTTTTATTTACCGGTGGAAAATTTGTATATAGAATGTACAGAGCGTGCTTCCGATGGTAAAGAACATGAAACATATTCAATTACACAAGGATTAACTCATAAGGCGAGAATTAGTGATAAAAATGATACTTTAGGTGTTACACCTGATTATGTTTTGTTTCATGAAAAACCATTATCTCCAACTATTGAACGTAGATTATTGGATAATGGTGTTAAATATATAGTCGGATTACCTGCAATTGATAAATATTTATCTGATATTTCTAAAAAACGAAAAAAAATACAACGTTTAATATTAAACATGGGGTATGTTAAGATGATTAAATTTACCGATTTGGTTGATAATGACATTAATCGAAAAATTAATTGGCCACATGTATATAAATTGGTTAACAGTATTCGGACATTACTAAACGGTGGTAAGATTGAAGTTGGTCTAATTAGACCATTTACTGCAATCTATGTTAAGAAAAAATTGATGTTAGTTGATGCACATCATTTAAAAGAAGCTGTTAAAATATTGAAGGATTTTTACAATTACAAAGTAGATTCAGTGCCGGTCATGGTGTTAGGTCACTTAAACAATTTAAGTGCGGATGAGGTTGCTCAATTGATGAGTTCTCTAAACACAATTACATTAAAGTGGGATAATTTTTCATATGTTAATTCTTGGGAAGTTACTTTTTATAAATTAATCGCTCAATTTACCGCAAAAAAGAATGTAGAAAAGGTTAAGATTTATAAAAATAAACATTATCCATACAAAACCTTACGTGATGATATTTTGGAAGTTGCAGGGCATTATGGTGGAAAAAAACCATTAACTGGTGGAGTATCAATATTACCTGCATATGGATTTACAGATTTGGCATCTGTATCAAATTGGGGTAGTAATATGAATTTGGTTAAAATAGGAGAGTTATCATATAATGAGCATGAATATATGAAGTATAGAAATCCTATTAAAAATGCTATCATAAATTTAATAACTGCACACTATGAATCTAGAAAATCACATACAAACTTATTGAAAGTTCATAAAGGTGGACTCTTTATAGTTAATGAGAATGACGATACTAAACGTAAATTCATATTTCCTAAAATTAGTAGTAAAATATTACAACAATTAGCTACATCATTGAGAGTATTATCGTTTAAAAATGAATCTCTATTTGAAGAAGTGGTTGAATTATTAACTAAGGAATTTTGGAAGAATACATTTTTACCAGAATTTAAAACACAATCTAATTTCGAGAAAGTGACTAGTAAAAAAATATTATCATTTCCAGATGATGCTAATAAAATGAAGCTCTTTATAGAAGGAGATGACGAAAACGGAATACGTGGTGGGGTTATTAACTTTATGACAAAACAACTGAAAATAGCCGCAAAGAAATAGTATATACTGACATAATTTCCGAAAGAACCCCATATCATTCATTGGTATGGGGTTTGTTATTATAGGAGTAGATTTAAACTAAAAACTAAATATTATGATTATGCTAACAACACAATTAACAAAACGTCCATCAATGTTTGATGAGTTCGATTCACTATTTTATGGTTTCCCAAAATTAGATGCATTCCAAAATTGGGATACTTCACCTTTGTACTCTCAAACTTCATATGCATCGAGAGTGGAAAACGATACGCTAGAGGTTGTTATTTCGGTTATAGGCCACGATCCTAAGAATGTGAATGTGGAACTAACCGAAGATAAAATCACCGTTAAAGCAAAGAAAAATACCGATGATAAAACGTTGGCTTCTACCTTAATTAAAGATATAGATGATACCTTTAGATTGGGTAAAGATTTTAACGGATTGAGTGCCAAAGCTAAAATCGAAAATGGTATATTGAAAATTACGGTTGAGAAGAAAGAAGAATCGAAACCAAAAAAATTATCAATATCATTTTGATTTGATAAAAAAATGTGTTACAATGTAAGGAAGGATGCAAATCCTTCCTTTTTTTATTTACGTATATTTATATAATAAACACTTATGGCAAAATTCAGACAAAGAATTCAAGACAATAACGAAGCAATTAAACAAAGATTGCGAATTGTGCTTGATATGATGGGTGGTAATAGACCCGCATCTAACACAGAAGCAATTCGTTTGCTTAATGAGGTTAAACATTTAATAGATACTAATAACGATTTGTTAGACTTAGGATAATATGAAATTGAGAACCGTACTATTAGGGTTGTCAGCTTTCTTTATCGCTGCGGCTGCAGCGTATTTTTCGGTTACAGGTTTATCTAAGTTATTTGCTGGTGCAACTACTGCTGTTATATTAATGGCAAGTTCATTAGAATTTGGAAAGCTGATATCCGCTTCATTTTTATACGTATATTGGGAATCTATAAATAAAGTACTTCGAACCTATTTGTTAATAGGCGTGTGTGTATTAATAATCATTACATCCGCAGGTATTTATGGATTCCTAACATCCGCCTACCAAACAACAGCCGATCAATTGGATGTTATTAAGAAAAAGACAGAAGTTGTTGAATTGAAAAAACAACGATTCGAAGAACAGTTATTAGGATATACAACTGAAAGAACTTCTCTTAATCAATCTATTAGTGAACTATCCAAAGGTATTTCGAACAATGTTATACAATACACCGATGCAAATGGTAATTTGGTAACGACAACATCATCTGCTACTAGAAAAGCATTGGAAAAACAATTAGATGATGCGAAACAACAAAGAGATGCAATTTCCTATAAAATAGAATCCCTCTCCGATTCTGTTACCAAATTAGACTTACAAGTAATAGAAATCACTTCCAACAATGAGTTAGCAGCAGAAGTTGGACCTCTCAAATATATGGCAGAAATTACTGGTCAACCTATGAGTAGAGTTGTTAACTGGTTTGCTCTTTTAATAATCTTTGTATTCGACCCTCTTGCAGTAACATTAGTTATTGCTTTTAATACTGCCTTAAAAGTAGATAGAGGTGAATTACCAAAAACAACTTCATCTAAACCATATAAAGTATATGGTGATGCTGTAAATGATGCTGTAAATGATGCTGCAAATGATGGTGAACTAAAAAATAAATGGCGTAAAACGGGCATATTAGATGGTTTAAAACCAATTGATGCAAACAGACAAGCAGAGTTAGGTAAAGTATTCGAATCCGCTCCTGTACAAAAAATAGAAACAGATGAATCCGATTTTGATGAATTGGAATCATTTGATACTCCTTCAACCCAATCATTTGAAGATACCATCGCTTCGAACGAAGATACTTATGACACAGGTGAACCCACTCCTGATCCAGAATTATCACAATTAACACAAGTTGTGGGTAAATTACCAATTGATTTAAATGAAGATGGTGAAGTTGATGGATGGGATACAAATGGTGATGGGTTGATTGATAAATTTACATATAAAGGTGCGTTGTTGGAAAATGGCAATGCACTTCCATATTATGCTAAACCAGGCTTTGATTGGAATAATAAAGCAGCTTGGATTAATGACCAAAACGCTGTTAATTATTGGATAACACATAGAAAAATTTAAATTAGTTATATGAAGAAGAAAAAAATACAAGTAATTCCACCCACAAAAAGTTACAGTGCGGAGGATGAAGTTAAGTTAAAAGATAAATTATCAAAATATTGTGAGAAACATAAACTCTATGCAGTATCCACTCAAACATTGGGGGCACCTTTTAGAGCAGTTTATATTAATACTCCTGAAACTAAACTATTACTAATTAATCCATATATCAAAACATTAGGAACGGATTTCATAAATTCATCAGAGGTATCCGAATTTGATGACAACGGTAAGAAGGTTAGAGTGGTTAAGAGATATACACATGTAGATGTTGAAACCGATAATTTAGGATTGGTACGATTTGAAGGAGATATAAAGGAGAATACTGCTGGTTTAAATGAATGTATTCTTGTGCAACAAATGATTGATCTTTTAAATGGTATTACGATACGAGATAAAAATATTAATCAACCGGTTGTGAAGCGTGTTAATTATGAACGCAATCAATTGGTATTGGCACGCTCTCCAAAGGGAATCGTTGAGCAAGTTAAATACAAACATATACAATCATTTGTTGATAAAGGGTACACAATACTATAATATTATGACATACATTTTAATTACATTACTTTTAATTTCAATTGGTATAAACGTTGCTTTATATATAGGAAGTAGTAGAGCATTATCTAAAATTGAATATTATGAAAATTTTATATACTCTCGTAGAGATGCATATAAATTATTATTAGCTAACATACGCTTGTTGGATTCTAAACAAATCTTTGAAAAAGATGACGAAGTTGGTGTTACATTTACTGCAATAAAAAATGAAGTAGAAGAATTTGAAAAAATAATTGAAGAATAATGGGAAGAACTAAAAAAGCTACTACTGCTCCAAACAAGCAGTATTTCACACAAGAAACAGAAGATGCTATCGTTGCTTATAATAAAAGCGAATCTGATAGAGAAAAAAATGCACTATACTCAGAATATATAAAATATCCATTTGAAAAAATTTCTGAAAATGTTTTAAACACTTATAAGTTTTCATATTTTGATGATTCTCCCGCTGATGTTAAAAGAGAAGTAGTTGCGCATATGATATCAAAAATTTATATGTATAAACCAGAGTCTGGAAAAGCATTTTCTTATTTTACTAGAATGGCTTTAAATTATTTAATAATATTAAATAACGCAAATTATAAACGATATAAGCAGACTGATGTAATATCTGCAATGCCTGAAAATTGGGATAGTTCGGAAGATCCTGCGGTATTGGAAGCAAGTGAAACTCATTCAGAATTTAGAAATCTAATGTTACAATATTGGGATAAAAAATTGAACACTGTTTTTGACAAACAAAGAGATATACAAATAGCAGACTCCGTTTTAGAGTTATTCAGACGAGTTGATTATATTGAAAACTTCAACAAGAAGAATTTGTATTTGTTAGTAAGAGAAATGACTGGGTATAAAACACATTATATTACAAAAGTTATTTCTACTATGAAAAAACACCAGGATATAATTTTAGAGGAATACTTAAATTCTGGAGATATTACAATAGAGGATGAGATTTTTTTTAAATAGTATTTATAATATATGGCAGCTAGCAATTCAACAAACTTTGTATTATTTGGTGAGAAAAAATTATCAGATTTATTCGAAGAAATCTATTCTAATCAGCGCACTAAAAAACAGAAAATTGCTGATTTAATAGAAGAATTTAGAAAAACAATTAGACATGCTGGTGATATTCCAGAAGTAGGAGTTGTCATTAAAGATTTAATAAAATTTTCGGTAGATAATGATGCATTGTTATTACAAATGGCAACCATTGCACAGAGATTAATAGCTGCTGAAAATAAATCACCTGGTGATGATGGATTTTTAACACAAGCTGAAAGAGAACAATTATTAGAAGAATTAGAACAATCTACAAAACAAGCCGAAACCGCACCTGTTAAGAAGATAGAAAATTTTGATGATGAATTGGAGGTTATTAAAAATAAACTTAATAAGATAAGCAACCCAAATGGTGGAAAGATTTCTTCCTAAATATACAACTGAGCATGCTAGAACATCCACTCAAACGAATACGACTTCAAAACCCGTTTCGATTTTTGCAGTTGTAAACAAAGTATATTATGTATATACCGAAGATGAATCAGGAAAATCTGTTAAAATTCCTGGTACAATTGAAGTATCTCCCATTGGTTCTGGGTATCAATCTGCTATTATTACTGCATATCCTTTAGATGAATACAACTTAACAATGCCATTGCCAAATGAGATTGTTGAAGTTTTTATGCATTTGAATCCTAAATTTTATAGGAGACCTAGTGTGAGTGCAACAATTAATTATTCTGGATTTAATATTGATGGTTCTTCACCTGATAATATAACTCCTATACAATCTAAAGCGGATTATAAAAATCAATTAGTAACTAAAACTGGTGCGTCATCTAAAGAACGAAAGTTTGGTGATACGTTCACACCATCTGATAACGTACACCGATTAAAAATATATGATGGTGATACTATTATTCAGTCTAGATTTGGTCAATCTATTAGATTTAGTGGGTATAATAATGTAGAAGGTAAAGAACACCCTACTATAATAATTCGGAATAAAGAGTCCGCAGATAGTGCTAATAAACCATTATCACATACTACGGAAGAGGATATAAATAAAGATGGTTCTACTTTACTAATTGGTAGTGGCAAATATACATCTAATTTTCTTCCTGGTACAGTAAACAATGGTAAGAGTAATTTTAAATTAAAAGTATATGAACCACAAAAATCTAGAAATGCTTATAATTTTTCATCCAATAAAACTAAATATGGATTTGAAGAGTATCCTAGAAAACTTGATGGTAACCAAATAATAATAACAAGTGATAGATTAATTTTTTCTAGTCGATTGAATGAGATTATTTTTTGGTCTAAAGGCCAATACGGTGTAATTACTGATTCGGTTGCATCGATTGATGCGGAAAAAGGTATTAATTTAATCTCACATAATGGTGATATTGATTTAGAAGGTAATAATATAAACTTTAATACTAAGAACGGAACTTTAAATCTTGGTACTGGTAAAGGTAAAACATTAACACCCACAGTTGACGGTAAAGCATTAGTTGAATTACTTGGTAAAGTAATAGATGAGATGGAAAATCTTTGTTTGGGTGGAGTACTAACTCCATCTGGACCAGCGAGTGGTATAAATCCTGCTAATAAAGCTAGGTTAGCAAATATAAGAAACACGTTAACTTCATTACTATCACAAACCGTTTGGATAGCAAAATAATATGAGTTGGAATAGGTTTAAAAGAAATATATTACGGGTGATGAAAAGCAAACCATCATCTTCTGATCAACTAGCTTCCGCAATAGTAAGAGAATATGATTTTGTAGTTCGTTCATTTAAATCAGGTGATATGGTAGCGGGTAATACGGTTATTAAAGGTAATACTCGTGCTATGGAAAGATGGATTCGTGTTATATTTAAACAACAATCTAAAAGTGTTGTGCCATTAGAAATGATTAATCTTATATCGTATGGATATGTGTTATATTGGACGGGTGCAAAATTATCATTAGCAAAACCACCTGCACTATGCCCTATCCCAGGTGGAGTAAATATTTCACTAGTTTCAAATGATGTTATTTTTCCTGGTAAACCACCATATGTTAGATATAGAGTTGGCAACCCAATGACATCTGAACAATTTGTTGATTTTTTGATAATAGCCGCACAACAACATTTACCTACGATAACTGGATTGATGCAAGTATCATGGATATATCCAACTGCTCCGCCTGGAGGTGGTATAGCACCCTCTCCATGGACGGGATATAGAGTTCCAATGCAACTACCATCTGCTTACACCCCTCCGGTTAAAGTTCCGTTTGTTTAACCCAAAATCGTTAATTATCATATTTATAATAAATTAATACACTATGGATACCGAAAAATTATTCAAAGCGATACAAATTGTAGTAAAAGAAGAAGTAAAAAAACAACTTTCTCTTATAAAGGAAGAAATTCGAAAAGAAATTTTAACTGAAATTTCTAATTCCAATGTAAGTAAACCAAGAGGTACTTCATTGCGAGAAGTTGTAGAGGAAAGTTCTGACCCATTTGAGTTAGCTAACAAAATACTATCATCTGATAGAAAGGAACAGAAACAATACAGTAAGAATCCGTTATTGAATCAAATTCTAAACGAAACAACTGTTCGACCTAATTTTTCTAAAACAGATGGTACGTTTGGTACAATTACTCCAGAAATGGTTGGTTATGGAAACCCTCAAATGGGAGTACAACCACAAACACCTGCTCAAATTCCTTCAACTGGTAATGATTTAATTGATGCAGCAATTGCTAGAAGTGCAAAAGTTTTGGCAGCAAGTAAGAATAAACAGCGATAATATATGCCAATTATATTAGGTTCAAAGTTAGTAAAAGATTTACCTGAGAAGGATAGAACTGCGATAGGTATAATATTACCTATTCAAAGAGGTAGTACTGGGTTTTTTGCTCAATCATATGAAACTATTGAGCAAGTAAAATCCAATATACAAAATTTATTATTAACTAAGCCTGGTGAGAGATTGATGCAACCAAATTTTGGATGTCCGTTGTATAATTTATTATTTTCGCAAAATACTGATGATCTTGAAGTACGTATACAAACTGCTATTCAGGATTCAATGGCGCAATGGTTACCGTATGTAAACATTCAAGAAATTTATGTAGAACAAACCAATGATTCTATTGATCAAAATATATTTAAAATATCAATAGTATTTACAGTTGGTGACAGACAATCATTGAATACAGTAACATTTAATATAACACAATAATGGCTATAAAAATAATAAATAAGAAATTAGGAAGAACAGGTCGAGATATAAATTATGTTGGTAAAGACTTTGTTTCTTTTCGTAATAACTTGATTGAGTACGCAAAGACGTATTTCCCTAATACATATAACGATTTTAATGAAACATCACCTGGTATGATGTTTATAGAAATGGCTTCATACTTAGGAGATGTACTAGGATATTATACAGATGCGTCATTAAAAGAATCTTTTATTCAATTTGCGAGTGATGAATCAAATGTTTTTGCACTCGCACATATGTTAGGTTATAAACCAAAAATAACTACACCTGCGGTAACAACACTTTCTGTATATCAATTATGTAAAGCGGATAATAATGGTGAATTGGATACAAAATATTTATTACGCATAAACGATGGATTAACTGTACAATCTTCTACAAATGGTTCTATTAGATTTAGAACAACTGAAACATTAGATTTTAATGATCCCTCTAACAGAGAAGTTACAGTATATAGTGTAAGTGAGTTAAATAATAAACCAGATTATTTTTTAGTAAAGAAAAAAATACAAGCAATATCTGCGGAAGTTAAAGAAGTTACGAAAGAATTTACTTCACCACAGGCATACTCTACAATTAATATAACAAACGACAGTAACGTCATAGGAATAGAATCTGTCACCGATAGTAATGGTAATAGATGGTATGAAGTGCCTTATTTGGCACAAGAAATGGTATATATAGATTATCCAAATATTGATGAATATGATCCTGATTTGGCTCAGTTTAAAACAACTGTCCCCTATATTTTAAAATTATTAAAAACTAATAGAAGATTTGTAACAAAAATAAATTCAGATTATACTGTAACATTAACATTTGGTGGTGGAGATAGTAGTTATGCAGATGAGTTAATTGTACCTAGCGTAAAAAATGTTGGATTAGGATTAAACAATTCAATTAATAGAATTGGTGAATCATACGATCCTACTAATTTCTTAAAAACTACCACATACGGACAAGCACCTGCAAATACAACTCTTACCGTAAAATATTTAGTGGGAGGTGGTGTTGAATCAAACGTATCATCTGGTGATTTAACAACAATAACAGGTATAACATTTAATGATGATGTTGTAAATTCTATGATGGATGTTGATAGACAAATCTATGAATTTGCTAAATCATCAGTTGCGGTTGATAATGAAATACCTGCAACTGGAGGAAAGGGTGTAGATACTATTGAAGAAATACGTGAAGCTGCATTAGCAAATTTTGCATCTCAAAATAGAGCAGTAACCGCAAAGGATTATCAGGTTAGAAGTTTATCAATGCCTGAGAAATATGGTTCAGTTGCAAAGGTTTATGCAGTTAGTGATAATACATTAAATAGTAACTCTCCACAATCTGTTTTAAATTCAACTTCAAATTTGGATGAATTTACTGAAATAGTAAAAGGTATAATTCAAACCAATTCAGTTGAGCGAATGAAAACCACACAGATAAAAGATTTGATTAAAAACTTTGTGGATAAAAATGCAAAAGACGGTGAATTGGCAAATCCATTTGCTATAAATTTATATTGTTTAGGATATGATTCGGAAGGTCGATTGACTAGATTAAATCGTGCGGTAAAAGAAAATTTAAAAACACATTTAAATGAATTTAGAATATTAACAGATGGTGTTAATATAATAGATGGATTTATTATTAACATAGGAGTGAACTTTGAAATATCTGTATATAAAAATTATTCACAGAGAGAAGTGTTATTAAATTGTATTAATGAATTAAAAAGTTTTTTTGATATTTCTAATTGGCAATTCAATCAACCAATTTACATATCTGATATTGAGGTTACATTAGCTTCAATTGACGGAGTTGCATCGGTTAGAAACGTTGAAATTGTAAATAAATGTGGTGGTGGGTATTCTACCAATAGTTATAATATATCGGCGGCTACTAAAAACAAAATAGTGTATCCATCATTGGATCCATCAGCGTTTGAAGTAAAGTATCCTGATAAAGACATTAAAGGAAAAGTGGTATAATATGATTTATTTAATAACAGCCTCAAAGGATGCAACCGTATATGAAATTGATCCAACATTTAATGCTGGCTTAGATGAAATGCTTCAAGTTTCTAAAGCATATACTAGACTTAGTCAGAGTGATACATCACGTACGTACATTCAATTCAATTTTGATTCATTGCCATCTTATGTAACTGCGTCATCTGTAACATTACAAATGTTAACATATGAAAGTGAAGAACTTCCACTGAACTATACTATATATGCATACCCAGTTACAGAAAATTGGGATATGGGTGTTGGTAATGCAATTGAATCAATTTATACTGATGGTATCACGTGGAATTCACAACCTGCATACGAACCGAATGTAGTTGCAACTCAGTCATTCTCATATTCTAGTGCGGATATTAATATGAATATAATCGAACTTTACAATTATTGGAGTTCTATGAATAATTATGGTATACGTTTATGTCATACTGAATCCATTGAGAGTTCATCTTATAACTATGGTTATTTAAAGCTATATTCAAAAGAAACCAATACATATAGACAACCATTGGTTAAAATTGCGTGGGATGATCAAATCTATAATACTGGATCGTTATCTGCATTACCAGAAGGTGAGGCAGTGGTAAAGACTACAGATTTAAAAGATGTTTATATTGGAGGAAGTTTGGTAAAAATAAATTTAATTGCTAGAAAAAAACATCCTTTAAAAACGTTTGATGCATCTTATCCATATTTTGATAATAGATATTTACCATCTACCTCGTATTACGCAATAACAGACGTTATTACTAAAACAAAATTAGTCGATTTTTCTGAATATACTAAAATAAGTTGTAATGGAAGTCAAAATTATATAGTATTGGATACTACAAATTATCCATTAAATAGACCGTTGAAATTATCATTTAAAATAAATAGAGATGGATATGTGGAGTATTATGAAGATGATTTAACATTTATGATTAAATAATGGAAGGTGTAAATAAAGATGGTACGGCTATAACTGAATTGCAAATAAAAGAAGGTTTGCAAAAGAGTGGTTCATTGGTGTCTACAACACGTGAAAATGTTGTGTTTGAAGCATCAGTTGATGATCCAAGAACTGGATATGTATATGCACCTACTCAAAAGAAAATATATAATACCGATGAATTAAAGAAAGCGTTAGATATAGAGGTAACAGAATTGTTACCAGATGATCAAACGCAAGATTTAGATTTAGTTCCTCGCCCTCTATATGAAGATGCCGTTAATGCTCTTATTATTGCAGAAGCAACGATAGAGGAACAATCGATTACTATTTCAAACTTAGAAGCAACCGCTTCATTTTTGGAAAGTAGAATTACGGAATTAGAAGTAGAAGTTGATAATGAAAGACTTCTTAGAATATTGGCAGAAGCAAATGCGGATAATATTAGAGAACAATTAGTTTTAATAAATGAAAACGCACAAATGGCGTTGCAACGCTCGGTGCTAGAAGGAATAGAACGCTCGGCATTAGAAGCGAGAAATAGTGGATTGGTATCACAAGTGCAAGCGCTTAAATCAGAAGTTATTAATTGGAGAATACAAACTCAACAAGCTCAGATTAGACAGGCCGCTGCACAAGCATTGGAAGGATATGTTGGTACATATGAGCAAGGAGATTTGGCGGGTTGGAAGATTCCACAGTCGGAAGTTTCAAACACAGGTAGACAACTTTATATTGCTACATGGAATGATAATGATCCGAGAGAGATTCAAGGAACAGCACTCAATCTATTTAATTTTGATGATGAACGAGAACAAACATTTACATTTACTGTAAAAGGGAAGGCAGTGAGTTGGATAGAATTTCCAACATCCATTACAGTGCCAAAAAGAGTGGGTGTAAATCCTGGAAAAGGATATGTTACAATGAAGTGGAAAGCGTATAAATTAGATAGAGATCAACCTAGAGGAACTGTATTTGAAGGTGCGGTAACTGTAACGACCTCATTTGGCGAAACCTTTACGATAAGTTGTGATTACAGAAGGGAAGTAAGCAGAGCGGATACATGGGGTAGTCGTGGATCGGTAACTACGGTTGTTGGAAAAGAAAAAACTTAATGTAATATGCAAATTACAAAATATAAAAATATTGAAGATTTAATCATCAAAAAAGAAGAATATCTCGGTAGAGAAATTGAAAAACGAGATTTAGCTCTTATTGATAAAGGATATAGTCCAACTACATTTAATATTGGTATCAATGATGTAATGGAGTTTGCATTATATGATTCTGCAAATAACGTATTAGAACAAGAACGATATGGTATGATACGTTATATCAAAGGTAATGATATTGCACAATATTTACTTCGAAGTGAAAATATTGATGATAAAACGAGCGGTGGTGGATTTTTAATTGATATAAAGCGTCTTATAAAAGAGGCTGGATATAATACAGGATATTTTAGAGTTCAGATTAATTTTTCTAATAATAGAGTTGGTAGTGATTATCCAAAAGATAAGCTTTGGATACAAGAAATATCACCTAGTAAAAAAGAAGTTCGATTATTACCTTTTAACAATTTCGATGAAACTAATCCAGTTGATAGAGATGTAAAAAATGATTTAAATCAAGCGTATGATAGTTTCGTAAGAGGTAAGTTTAGTGGGGATGAGGTATATATGGAGATTGATACTATTTTAGATAGATTAAATGAAAATGACATTGCTAATATGCTTAGTTCTAGATTTTCCGCAGATTTTATAAATGGTATTAAGCGAGAATTTGGATTAACTTCATTGGAAAGTTTTTATTCACTTGTATTAAACGATATGCGTAAAGCAGTTAGATATCATTTGTTATATAGAGATTCTACTATTGGTGGTAATAGATTTGGTAAACCATTATCAGACACTGCGCGTGAAAAAATTAGTGAGTTGGATTATAATTATTATACCAAAGAAGATATTATTAATTTATTAAACAGAAAATTCAGAGAAAGTGTTGAGTATCATTTACCAAAACGAAACTTAAATGAACAGTTAACAATTGATCCAGAAACAAAGGCTTCATTAGATGAGTTAAATAAGTTCGTACAAACATTATCGTCAACTACTACATTCGGATTGCCTGCTATTCAAAAGGATACATATATTCCACCTGTTGATGTGCCTCCTACGGAAGAGATTCCGAATCCAGTTGATGATTCTCCACCAGATGATATAACTCCTATTCCTACTCCTGTAAATCCTACGTTTTTAGATTTTACAGTTTGGCCAAATTCATTTAGTATAACAAAGGATTCCGCTATAATAACTTGGAAAACAAACATACCATCTACCGCAACATTAACATTTTTGGATAGATGTCCAGCGGATGGTTGTGTTTTCTATTTGGATCAGTTTAATAACAAGCAATCTATTACTATAACCAAATTGGCGCCATATACAACATATAATTACATTATAGAATGTGTAACCGAAACTGGTTTAGTGGTTAAGAGTACGGTAACTTCGTTTACAACATTAGGCGAATCGTCAAAAATTAATATTACAAACGAACAAAATTCTTCAAATAGTGGATATGTATATACTGATACAACTACTCCTCCTGTGACAAGAGAGCGTTAATTTAAAATATGACAAGTACAACTATATCAAATGGATTATTAACTGAATATAATGGATCATCTATATCAATAGATGGTGTAAAATATGTTTGGAATGGTACTACGTATGAACCTACTAACCAATTGGATCCAGATACAGAATCTAAATTAGGATATCGAAAAAAGGTTGTTTTGCAATTTTCATTATATATAGAACCTAGTACACCACTTAGACCTGATGAGGTAGAAGTATTAATTGATGGTATTAAGGTAACAGATCCAACTATTTTACAAAAAGGAAGTTCCTTAATTACAATAACTTTAAGTGAAGCATATTTATTAACACGACGTATTATAACGTTTGAGTGTAATAGAGCAGCCGCTATGTTTAAATATATTGTACAGGCAAGAGTAACCTCGTCGAATGATGTTGTAGTAGAACAATATCCTATCGATGATACAATTCTAAATGATGTTGATTTGGTAGAATCGCCGGTTATAAATGATGATACCACAGTTGTCGTTCAACCAGATGAAACTGGTCGAATACGTGATAGACTTAGATAAAATATGGCAGATAAAATAATAAAATATTTTGTAAATGACACGTTGGTATTTGATGTTATCGCTGTGCCTTTCAAGGCGAATTCAGATGCAGCAGGAGAAGATTTTCTACCGATAAATGATGTAACAGTAACGCAAATAACTGAAAACAGTGCAACTATAAATTGGTCTACTGCTAGAGGTACTACGGCAATTGTTTCATTTTTGGATAATGTATGTCCAATAGATGGCTGTCAAATAACCGTTGACGAATATAAAGCGCAACATTCTGTAACTGTTACTGGATTATTACCAAATACTAAATATAAATTTTTTATAAAAGGGCAAACTAAAGGATTGGTTAATTTTCAATCCATTGAAACATCATTCAATACAATCCGTTCTGTGGTAATACCTACTCCTTCGATAGAACTTCCTAAAATTGTAAATGGATTAGCAAGTTCTTATACGTGGAATATTGAAAAAGATAACTCTTTTACTATAACATTTAATGTAAATGAAACTACTGATTACGTTAAATATTACTACCCTAATCAACCAAATTCGGATGAAAATTATGGTATAAGGGTACAAGTTCCTGCTGATAATAAAAAGGTTACTATTAAATTAGAAAATCCTGGAATAGTTGGTATATATGATTTAACTTTAATTCCTGGTAACAATACAATTAAAGACGGCGAAGAGAGAACTGTACAGATAAACGTAGTAAAAGAATTTTATTATGGAGAACCTGATGTAACCGAAATCTTTTATAATAAAACTATAAAAGAAGCTGATTTAAAACCGTTAGATTTTTATTTTGATTTCAATATACGTTCTGTTAATTCAGAAGGAATTAATGTATATCTAGGAAATGATGTTGCTACACCAATAACTGTATTATCAACCAATGATAATAAGAGTAGTTTAAATTTATATGCAAAAGATTTATATCAATTATATAAAGAAAGATTCAACGAAACACAGGATACTTACACTTTAACATTTTCATTTCATCCATTTTTTAATGGAGTAACTGGTAAGATATTTGGTAGACTAGAACCAATAACTGTTACTGTTACTAAGACAAAATATATTTTAACAAAGAATGAAGTGTTAGACGCACTATCATCTGCATTTAAAGATTTATTTTCAGGAGACAGTACTAAAAAGGATTATGAGGATAAGATTATTTTTGAAGATGATAAATATCTTTATTATAGAATAAAATATCAAAATTCACCGTTTGATTCCTTTGTGATAAATAACATTGCAGAGGATACCATAACATATTCATTAACTGGTTCATCTGATCCTAAAGTTGTTAAAACTGAATTTATTGTAAACCCTATAACGGGTAATACAGAGAGAAAACAAAAAACTCCATATTCAACTTTAGTTCTTAGATTGTTAGAACCACTTCCTGCGGAGATAGTTGAGAATACACAAGTTTGGATTGCAAAACAAATAATTCCAACAGTTGTTGAGGATATAGTAATAACAGATGATGATGATAATATTTGTACACCGCTTCGACCAAACTTCTCAATTGATGTATTGGAAGATTCCGGATATGAATATTTGGAACAGATAGTTGCCAGTGGATCTCTTACATCTGCTAATATCGTAAATAAATATTTAGGTAAAAATGAGTTTTCATTAGAAGATTTAAATATTACTTATACAAGCGGAAGTAATGTAACAGGTTCTGAATTTATTGTATTTAAAAACTTTGTAAATTATTCTAGTGCAAAAACTAGAATTGAGAATTATCAATATAAATTAGAAACTATTGAATTCTGGGAGAATAAAATATTTACAACAACATATTCTGCATCAATTGCTTCAACTTCTTCATTTGCGATGGCAACTAGCCAATCATATTTGGATAAGATTCAAACATTGAAAAATGGATTTGATGGATTTGAAAAAACTTTATACGATGATTACAGTATAACTGGATCAAATAATACATTCTTTGAAGTGCAATCATTTTATGCAGAAGAGTATGATAAATATAATAAAAACTATTTAGTAAATCACTTACCTGAATATTTGAAAGTTGGTGAAATCGGACAAAACAGTGAGGAGTTTTTAGTATTTGTACAAATGATTGGAAACCATTTTGATATAATATGGTCTTATATAAATGGAATTAATCGTACAAAGAGAATAACACATACATCCGAAAATGGTATTGCCGACAAATTTTTGCATACGATGTTGGAATCAATGGGATGGGATCCAAAATCACCATTTAATGGGTTACAACTATGGAAAGAAGCGTTCGGTCTAAATCAGGATGGAAGTACCCCTACAAACAGTAACGTTTTAGGAGTAAACATTCCTTCGACTTATACACCGTTTGAAGCTAAAAATGAAGTATGGAGAAGAATTCTTAATAACTTACCATATCTTTTAAAATATAAAGGCACAAGAAGAGCAATAAATGCAATACTTGCGTGTTATGGCGTACCTGCATCTTTATTAACGGTTGTTGAATTTGGTGGACCTTCACCTAATCCAGAAAACTTATACAAGTTTACATATGAAGATAGAAGTGCTGCATTGAATCTAAGCACATCTGAATATGTTGCACTGCCATGGTTATCTGGAAGTTACAATCCAAATTCAGTGCAAATAAGATTTGCAACTGATTATAAACCTACAACCGCTTCCACTGGATCACAATTGCTTAGAATGATTGGTGGAGGTAGTAATTATTGGAAAATTAATTTAATACCAACTTATACTGGTAGTTATGGAAATGTTTTATTTGAAATTGGAAACGGTGTAACGACTGGAAGCATATTAATAACTGGTAGTGTATTATTTGATGATTACTACAAAAATATAACACTTCAACAAGAAACCGTAACTAGTGCTTCGGTTGATTATGATAGATTTACATTATATGTAAAAGAAGCATTGGATGACAGAATTATAATGAATCAATCTGGTTCATTATATTTACCTACAAATACCTCACTACCAAATGTATTTAATGGAGCAGGTGTATTATATATTGGTTCGGATACTACTGGTAGAGCCGGTATAAGTGGTTCGGTGGATGAATTCAGATTGTGGAAAACTGCATTGAGTGAATCTGCTATAACTTCACATGCATTAAATCCAGATGTTATCTACGGTAATAACATCTATTCAACTACGGAAGATTTGTTTGTACGGTTAGATTTTGAATATGTGAAAGAAAGAATATCTGACCCATATATTAAAAACGTATCACCTGCTATAATTTACACCGACGCAACCGCTAGTAACGGAACTTATTTATATTCAAAAGGATATACTGGATATGCAACTGCTAGTGTTAACACCATAGCAACGGATTATCCATATCAATATGAAGTTTACACTAGAATGGTTAGTGCAGAGATGCCTTCTATTGGGTTCGTTGGACAAGATAAAGTTCGATTGGAAGATATTGAATTAGTATCTCCGTTATCATATCGTCAACGTTCAACTGTTAAATCGTTGGATAGAGCGCCTGCTGATTCGAACAAATTAGGATTGTTTTTTTCTCCAACAAAAGAATTAAACCTTGACATATTAAAATCATTGGGGTCAATCAATATAGGTGATTATATTGGTGATTGGCAAGATGAATATGGTACTGATAGATATGCGGATTTGGATGTATTACGAAATTATTATTTTCAACGAATAAACCTTAATATTGATGAATATATTAGATTAATAAAATCAATTGATAAGTCTTTATTTGATATGTTATATCAGGTTATTCCTGAAAGAGCTAATGTAGTTAGTGGTATATTGTTAGAACCTTCTTTATTAGAAAGAAGTAAGATTAAAATAAACAAGCCAACTGCGAATAATATTTATCATACCGCTTCAATAAATTTAAACAATAATGCGATAATTGAAGCTTCAATTGATACCATTAATGCAACTGTTGATACAAATGTAAGCAAAGATTTGGTTGGTACTAATGATACTTATGAAACTTTAATTGTATTAGATGATACATTTGAAATTGAATCTACTACCATATATTATACAAGCAGTATTTCTTTAATCGATACATCTTTTATAAATGGGGAAGTAAGTACAATTGAGGCGTACATCGATGCTGGTTTATATGAACCTACCATATTAACACAACATCAACAGGAATCATCATATCAGTCCGCTGGTAACGATAAAGATTCTCCTTCTGAAAGTGGGTTTGGTATAATGGGAGAAAATGGTGCGGTAGATAGAACCTATTTTGATAATAGTGGATTTTTAGTACTTTCTGAAAGAATGAATGGTTATATATTAACTATTAAATATACTCGTAAAGTTCCTGATACCGATTTAAATGGTAATACAGTTTATGAGAATGTGGCAACTTTTTCTAAAAAATTAGTGTTAGTTGATCCAATTGACCCATTGGCATTGAACGTATTTAAATCTCCTAAACAACACTCATTTTATACAAATATCTTAGCCGCGTTGGGTACATACCCATATGATAATGGTGTAGTTACTGCAATTGAAGTATTTAATGGATACACAACTGGACATTATAGATATACTAAGGATACCACAAAAGGTATGGAAAATAGTTTTTATAATGGTTCAAAACAAACCTCTCGTACTACATTGGACAACGCACCTGCTGTTGAAGTATTCTCAACTAATCCTAACAGATTAAAGGTAACTGATACAGGACGTGGAAGTGGGGAGCCCATCTTGGAAGTTGACTAATGATAAAACGTTATTTTAATTGAAAATTGAAAACACATATATTTATAATAGAACTTTAAAAAATAATCAAAAATGGCATATTTAGATAATTCGGAAATTATAGTTGACGCTATTCTTACTAAAAAAGGTAGAGAGAAGCTGGCAGCTGGTCAAGCATTAAACATTACGCAATTTGCGTTGAGTGATGATGAAATTGATTATCAATTATATGATGCAGCACACCCAAAGGGTTCTGCATATTACGATTCTGCTATAAAAGCAATTCCAATTTTGGAAGCATCACCGGATGAAACTCAAAATTTGAGATATAAGTTGGTTACCTTACCAAAAGGTACAACGAGAATACCACAAGTATCCTTGGGTATTACTGAAATTAAAACAAATCAATTACAAGGAAAGGTAACATTAACACCTACAACATCACCTTCTGGAAACTCAACTTCTGGATATACAGCAGTTCTTACAGATAGAAATGCTGGTACTTTAGTTGGATTGGGTATCGCCGCTAGCGGACAACTTTCAGTTAGTGATAGTTTGTTAGCAACTGCTGATGTGAAGAGAGGATTATCGTTTGAATTTATACCTAATCCTAATTTAACAAACTCAATTGTTACTACTATAACTGTTTATGGTAATGAGACGGGTGGTTCGGTTACTATACCTGTAACTATAAATTATGTAGAATAATTAAAAATTAATTAATATAAGAACATGGCAACAATAACTGGACAAGCAGGAGCACAACTTACACAAGATTTAGCAGCGTATTTAACAAACAATGCTAATTCATTGGATACAACTGCTATTGCGAATATTATAAATCAAGCTCTCCCTCCAAATGAAAAATTGGGAAGTATTAGTGGTGGAGTTGTATCACTTGGTATCTATAAAAGATTTGGTGAATTTGATGTAGTAGACAACAAAGTAGAAGTTGTTACGGAAGGATTGTGGAGTGATGGTTCAGGAAGTTTAACAACTTTCTTTACCGGATCTGTAGCAAGTATTTCCGGACATAGTGGTTCTAATGCATCGTTGTATTACCTAAACGTATATCGCGCGGCTAACGCAACGGGATCTGGAGATCCAGTTGAATTTGCAGTTGCATACGGACATAAAGCAGGAAGCGGATCAGTGCAGTTAGCTACTTCTGATGCTGCATTGTTACCAACAAAAGCAACGTATTCACAATACAGAATATTATTGAATAATAATTTTGAAGGAGAAGCAGATGAATACTTTACATTCTACACTGGATCAACAGAAGATGGATATGACTCAGACGATATATATGTAATAAACTTATCTAGAGCAAGATACAGACAACAAGCTGATGCGGGTAACTTAACAATATTATTATCAGGATCAAATGGCAAGTTTTCATTTATTGATGATAGTGGAAAGAAATTTTCTGATAAAGAAGGTAAAGCTGGATCAGTATTTAATATAGTATCCGGCTCAGTAAATTTAGGTACAGAAGCAGCCGCTACTATTGTATCATATACCGCCTCAAACGGAAGAGGATATGGTAAATTCTATCCTAAATCTGGTATAATTATATTGAACCCAAGTGCACTAGGTGCAACTGTTGGATCAAGTATTACACCTGTAACAACCGCAACTCCAACCGCTGAAACATACAATCATATTAGATTGTTTAATGCATTAAAACTAGGAGCAGATTTTGAATTGAGAAGAACAGAAATGGTTAACACACAACATTTCTTTGTAAGAGCAACTAATAGAGAGTTTAACTTTTCTAATAACCCAACATTTGTATCTGGATCAGATGGTTCATTTAGAGAACCTACATTTGAAGAAGATCCAAAAACTTATATAACAACTGTTGGATTATATAATGATGCAAATGAATTATTGGCTGTGGCAAAAACTTCACAACCAATTGCAAAATCCTTCGACAAGGAAGTACTAATAAAAGTTAAACTTGATTTTTAAGCTTTAAATTTTAACACTTAAACGTAAGGTTAAAACTTAAACCGACCCCGCCCCGTAAGGCGGGGTTTTTTATTAAAGAATATTTATAGGTGTATGTTCAAAGCAATCCCATCTTCTGATATATCGATTAGACCGTTTAAAGCGTATAAAAACTATACGTTTGATGAATCTACTTTACCAATACATCCTGTAAGAAATTTAACTGGTTCATATGATAGTAACATATCTAATGTGTTGAATATAAATGGTATAGATGTGAGTGAGTTCACATTGAACAAATCTATACGTTCATTATATTACAACCGTTCTCCTAAAGAAATAGGAGTAGTTGTCAATTGGGATGTTAGAAAACATGCTTCTAAAAAGATATATAAATATGAGGTTCATATTAATGGAAAGGGTGGTAGTACAATTTATAATTATTATTTTGATTCATATGCAAATGAATGGGTAGATGAATTTTCTCAATTTTTAAATGAAAATGGATACTATGTAAATAGTAATGGGTTAATATTGGTTAGAAATTTTTCGGATATAACCACTCTATTAGGAGAAATGAAAAATGTTGGTTCTACACAAGAACGGTTTATAGGTGATAGATTTTTAATGTGGAGTATTCCTAGAAACTATATAGGAGAACGAATTAAACCAACATCATTTATTATTTCTGATTATGGATATACTAAAAAATCCATGTCTAACAAAGACAAAAGTCTTAAAATTGTCGATGATGGGCATGGTAATCTAATAGAAAGTGAAAGAGAATATTTGGGTATAGTTGGTGTAGATTTTAATGAAGATACTAATTATTGTTTAATAAAATCAAATGATGGTGAACTATATAATACAACTGTAATAAATTTTGATTTCGGAGAAGAAACTGCTGGGATAGAAGAAATAAATTTAACATATGAAACTTATAATGATATACAAATAGATGTTGATCAATTTGATGCTCGTAGTGAATACGCCATATCTATTTCAAATATGATTTTACCATATCATATACACAATTCGCCAAAAGTTTTGGGAAATATATTTTATTCAAATGGTATAATAACATTGACACATGCCGTTTCTATAAATGAAGATTGTGGGTGTGGTGATGACAATGCGTTTTTTGGTGGGGAAGGATATGTTATTAATTATAAATCAACGAAAACTATATATGAAAATGAAATATTTTTGAATATTCTACCAACCGATTTTAATGTATCAACGAATCCAACTGCAACGACTTGGAATGAGGGAGCATATTATGTTAATAGATATATTGATATTGATTCTACGGATGGTAGTGATATATTAGATTTAGATTTTAGAATTGTTTCATCATACGATGGTGTTACAAAAATGGGATTTGGTGAATATGAGAATAGAACAGAATCCGACCCAACTGGTAGTTACCTAGCTCCATATATAACTTCAATTGGATTGTATGATGATGAATATAATTTAGTAGCCGTAGCAAAAGTTCCAGCAAAACAAAAAAAGTTACCAGATTACCCTATAAACTTTATAGTTAGGTTTGATACCTAATATCAACAATTAGAATATATATATCTGTATGTTTAAGCCTATTCGTAAATCAGACATTAGTATCAGACCTTTCAAGGTTTATAAATCTTGGGAATTTGATTCTGGATCTATTTCTATTAATGTTATAAGAAATTTAAGTGGTAGTTTCGAAAATTTTGAAACAACATTTGTTACAGGTAGTAACTATTCTTTCAATGAATATGCATTAAATAAATCCATACGATCACTATATTACAGAAATGTTCCTAGATTAATTGGTAGTGTTACCAACTGGGATTATTATAAGCATTCTGCAAAAAAACAATATTCGTATTTGGTGACGAGTAGTAACGGATTGGTAGAATATAAATATTATTACGATAACTCATCTAAATCGTATATCAATGATTTTCAAACTTTTTTGGATACGAATAAATATACTGTCAATTCATCCGGAGAAATTATTGCTGGATCATATATGGATGTTACCAAAATATATGGGATGGTAAAAAACTTTGGTTCAACTGAGGAACGCTATATTGGTGATAGATTTTTTTTATTAGGCGTACCACAAAAATATATTGGTGAAGGTATTAAACCCGGATCAGTAATACTTACTGACTATTTTACAACATCTAGTTTTATTGATGATGGGTATGGTAACATGGTAAATTCCGTTGATACATCTTCCATAGTTGGAAATGTATTTTATGGACATGGAATTGTTACTATAACAAAGAATACAGAATTGCCTTCTGATGTATATTATAATTTAGGAACTAAGAACTTTTCGTTGCAGATCAAATCAACTAAAACGATATATGAGAATGAAGTATTCATTCAAGTATCTCCATCCGAATTTAATATATCAACAAATCCAACTTCAATTACATATTATAATGGATACTCATACGTAAATAGTTTAATACAAGTTGATGCAAGTGGATCAGGAAATCAAAGTAAAACACTTGATTTCAGATATCGTTCATCTCATTTGTTTACATATCCTACTGTATACGGACCGGCTGGAACAGCAGTAACTAGATCTATTGGATTTAGTGATTATGAATATAGTTCATCAATTGACCCAACTGGCAGTTATCTGGCACCGTACATTACCACTATTGGGTTATATGATACCGAATATAATTTGGTTGCAGTTGCTAAAGTTCCAATGAAACCTAAGAGTATTCCCGATTACCCTATAAATTTTATAGTTAGATTTGATACTTAAACGGAAAAGTTTTATATTTATTAGTAAATAGTAATAATATGTCAAAAATATTGGAAATGTACCAAAAATGGAGCAGATTAGATAAAGATAATAATCTTGTTGCGATTACCAGACCAGGTAGATATATAACTGGAACAGAGAATACCGCAAACGGTCAGTCTGTTAACTTTTTAACTACACGAGGTTCGCTATTAGGTGGAGATTATGTTAAAGGATTTATACCTAGCAGAAAAAAATATGAGTCTGATTATCCACTAACAAATGATGAAGTTTTGGAAAAAGCTAGAATTAGAGAAACTGGTGGAACTCATTCAGTGACACGTTTAACAAAAGACTTATCATATAGTTTTTTATTTAAACGCGAATAATTTTTTAATAAAAGGTTACATATGTGGTTATATAAGGAAAGCATCATTGATGATATACAACAATTTCCAGAAGGTATATTTGGGTTTGTGTATAGAATTCATCACCTACCAACTAATAAATTTTATATTGGTAGAAAACAGTTAATATCGAATAAAACATTACCACCACTTAAGGGTAAAAAACGAAAACGTAAGACTCAAAAGGAGAGTAATTGGAAAACATATTACAGTTCACATCCAGAAATTAATAATATAGTTGCAGAAGGTAGGGAGGATGAATTTGTTAGAGAAATTTTAGAATTTGCATTTTCTCCGAAACATTTGACATATTTGGAAACGAGATATTTATTCTCAGAAAGAGTATTGGAAAACAGTGATAAATATTGGAATGACAATATACTTGGCAAATTCTTTAGAAAAGATGTTTTAAAATAATAATTATGGTAGAAACTAATAACGAAACACCTGCTAATGTTAATGATGTAAAGTTATTATGCTTTTATTCAAATACAAATTTTTATAGTCTTACTATAAAGAATAGATTAGAGGAAATACAAGAACTTAATGGTGGTGAAGGATTTTTTGTTTTTTATGAGGCCATTAAAAACGTTGAAATGTTTGAGAAACATAAAGTATCTTCCGTTCCAACTGTTGTAATTTTAAGAAATGATACTGAATATGCTAGAATGATGTATTCAATCAATCCTGTTAAGTGTGCTAAATTATTCGTACACGCGTTTAAAGATACATCGGTTTTGTAAAAAAATCAATATTTATATAATATAAAGTAGAAATATGTATCCATTATTTATAGACAAGAACGAAGAATTTAACTGCAAGATTACAATCGAAGGAGCAGATAATGGTACTGCAAATCCACGTCTTTTACTAAAGACTAAAAAATGGGATTTAATGTTCGAAGGAGTTGTAAAGAATGGACAGTGTATTATACCATTAAAAAAACTATCCAGTTTGATAGGAGAGGGTGAAACCGGTGAAATTAAATTGGAAGTTATTGTAGATGATACTCTATTAGTACCTTGGGAAAATACGTTTGAAGCAAAAGTTTCCAAAAAAGTAAAAGTAGATGTATCTGAATCATACACTTCTACTAAACCTAAAATAGTAGTAGAAGTTGCACCCGCTAAAAAACAACAATACATATCTCCTACTGTGAATGGGTTTTCTTCAATATTAAAAGAACATAATATAAATTCTGCAAACGCTAAATTTAACACTAAAAAAATAAATAAATTATTTAAAGAATATATAAGTTTAACATCTGAAAAAGACGCTGCTAAACTTATGAACGGTTATAAAACATTTATAAAAACTGCATTAATTAATAGCAAATAATATATGGCAAAAATTGTTGACCCAGATGAATTAACCCAAGGTATAGAGATTCAATTTATAACCGGCTCAAATCCTAAAAAAATTAAATTTTTTGAAGCGGGTAATTTTACACAAAGCGCAGGTGTATCCATGCAAACACTTTACTCTTTTTGTAAAGAAGAGTGGAAGAACGATTCAAATCTAATTAAGTTCCCGTTCCCGATGATTTCAATTACATCGGAACAGTTTGAATTTATTAGTGATTGGGATTTAAGTGGAAGTTTTGAAAAAAATGCTATTAGAGATGGTGGATGGGCACGAAGAAGTGGATCGGGTGTAGTGTTGGAAGAATGGATGAACGTTACCACACTTGGTGCATTCGTAACAGGATCTGACCAAGCATATTATCAACAATCTGCATCTGCCGCTCCGGTTAACTTTACATTCCCTGGAGAAGTAAATGCGGGTGTACAACTTTATGAATCAGGTGCATATGATTATAGAGATTATTATAAGATTTTCCTTCGTGAGCAAGGTAAAACATATGACTCATATGACTTACCTACTGAACAGAACATTCCTTTCTTAACATATCGTAAGTATGCGATGCCGTTGGCAAACAGTAATGATTTGAAAATTGCAGTTGCGGATATTGGCATTGATGCAAACTCTGATAATGTTGCAGATGTTGCTCCATATTCTGGTATGAGTATAACATACTTTACCACATCACAACTTAGAACAATTGGTGGTAACCCATATTATTTCAACGTAATTATTGATGGTAATCAGGGTACTGCTGAACAAATTTATGAATTTGTACAATGGTCATTACGTAGACCTACTGATATTGCGACTGGCGCGGAGGTTGTTAGAGGTGATACTGCGGATGAATTGCTTATCTTCATTGGTAACACATTAAGAACCTTAAAAACTGATTCATGGGGGCCTACATATATTGATGATTTCCAGACCGTTGATACAAACCGATTGGAATTTACATCTGGATCAAGTATTATTACATTCCCATTCGTTGCTGCTGGTAACTTGGTGTTTAACGATAACTTACAGAACGATGCTGATGCAAGATACTTTGTATTCTTTACAAATGATGATGCAGGTGATAACACTGGCAGAGATTTTGGTACGCAAGATGCAATCATTATAAATGATAATAATGGCTTCCCTATAACAGGAAGTGTAGCAACTTCTGCTTCATTAGGATTTGACTATGATTATGATAACAATATCCAAAGAGGAACAGATTCATCTGGATCAAACGTACCATATACGGCGGTTGCATTAGGATTGAGTACTGCTCAATATGTGGTAACTGTGGGAACACTTACTAGAAGTACTTCTAACATTATAAGCTTTGTGGCTGCGTTGGAAAGAAATTATAGTAACCCTATATAATAGTTAATTAAATTTGTTATGGTAAAAGTAGCAGGAATATGGGAACAAGGTTGGAATACTCCCTGGTTAGAATTTGATTTGTGGGAATATCCATTACACGATTTTGGAGTAGATGAATTTTATATGACTCCAATTTCTGGTATTGCAAAAGGATTTTCTTTTTTAAAAGAAAAAACTGATATACAAGAAGTATTGAACGAAAATCCTGATTTGACAGTTGTATGGATAGATGAGAGGGGTACTACAAAACTTAAAGATTTCGTTCATCCTGAAAACGCACTATATATTACAGGAAAAACAACCAGTAGACCAATGGTAACGTTTGGGCAACCAAACCATCTATCTGTTCAGATAGAAACTAAACCAGATGGTTCTACTCAAGGTGGGTTATGGAGTCATCAAGCCATAACACTTGTATTATACGATAGAATAAAGAAGAGTAATGGCGATATTAGTAACGGATAATAGAACTGTAATATCAGAAGCAGATGCTACAACAGGATGGACAAGTACTTCTACATTAACTGCTAATACAGTAGAACCTACTCCCGTTGAAGCTACATCTCGTCTTGATCTTACTGTTAGTAACGCTACACAAAACTCTTATTTTACATTACCCGCCGCAGTTAATTTAACCGGTAGTATAGTTTATTTTTGGTTTTCACATAGAGCTGAATTTGATACAACACAGAATATTGGAGTTGGCATACAATTAGGAGATGGAACAAACCGAGCCGCATTTGGAATTATGGGGTCTGATGCTGTTGCTTTTTCACATTTTGATGGACCTGTTACGTGGCAATGTTTGGCGTTAGATGTTGCTAATAGACAACGATATCCATCTGTTAATATTACTGGTACTTCTCAATCACTAAACGTTGGAGGAATTACGCAAATTGGCCTTTATATGAAAACCATTGTAAAGGCGGTCGGTGGCGCAGTTAATTGTTTTATTGATATCGGACGATATACAAGTTCATCTATCGCAAATGGTACTGCGTTAACTATAACCAGCGGTTCATCTTCTGATCCAGGTTCATTTCAGCAAATTGCATTAGCAGATAGAAGAACGGGTAGTTTACAGGCACATGGTGTAGTACGGCAGTTAGGATCCGGTTTATTCGGTGTACAGGGAGGATTAACGTTCGGTAATGCAACTGGTACAGACTCTTCTTGGTTTGAGGATAAAAACGTATCAGTTTCTTTTGAAAATAGAAAATTTACAACAGATAAATATAAACTAATCATAGTTGATAATGGAGTTGGTACAACCACTTTTAAATTAGGTACAAAAGTTGGAACGGGAGTTTCTGCATTAGGTGCAGATGGATGTTCATTCGTAGCAGGATCGGGAGTAGGATGTTTATTCGATTCACAGTCAGATATAGATGTTACAGATGTGTTTATATATGGATCAACCTTTACTGGATTTACAGAAGGTATATTTTTAAATAGTAATCAAGAATTCATCAATAACACTGTTTCACAAGGAGGTACATTATTTCCAGGGACAGGATCTGGTGCGATTTTAGTAAATTCATCTTTTTCTAATTTATTAACATCGCGAGCTAGTGCATCTGTTTATTGGAACACACAGTCAGATACATCTGGTAAATTAGATGGTTGTAATTTTACAATGGGTGTAACAGGTTCGCATGCTATCGAATTGGGGCCAAATACTCCATCTACTATTGACTTTAATAGTATTACATTTACTTCTTATGAGGGAACGCCTGGAACAAATTTAGTTTCTAATTCAGGAAATACTGGATCAGCAGTTTATAACAATTCTGGAAAAGCAATAACTATTAACATTTCACAAGGAACAGTTCCTGCGGTAAGAAACGGAGCGGGTGCAACTACTACTATTGTAAATGCGATACAGGTAACATTAACTGGACTAAAAGATAATACAGAAGTTAGAGTATTAGAATTTGGTGCGAATCCACCGGTGGAATTGGCAGGAACCGAGAATGCTACTGATGGAACGATTGATAATAGAACATTTTCATTTTCATTAACTGCTGGTACAATTGTAACAATAGTTGTACATAGTTTAGCATATGAGTATATTTCGATATCACCTTATACAGTACCATCCGCACCGTCGGAGTTACCTATTCAGCAGAGAACAGATAGAAATTATATAAATTCATAATATTATGAGAAAGTATATATTAGATACGGTTAGTGGCATGGAATATGATTCGTTTAAGCAAATATTAGTAAACCATAATATTGAAAAAATAGAATTAATTCCTATTATTGGTGCAATTTATGATATAGGTGGAGTTTCATTAAGATGTAGTGAACATAAAAGAGGTATGGCGGTTTTGAAAAATACCAATATTGTAGTTAAGTTAATAGAGGTTAACGCATAATAGGGTATACTTGATATTTTAAAAAAAAGTATCGATTTATTTGGAAAATATTTGTTATTTTAATAAATTGATATTTATACTTATATAATACGTACAAATGAATAATGTAGATATTGCAATATCAAAAGTAAGAGAATTACAATCATTGATTTACGATCCAAATAGTAGTCAGAATTCTTTATTTAAAAAAACGCAGGAAATTATAAATGTAATGCAACTTGCTAGTCAGGAAATAAAGATGAATTACGAAGATATTTCAAGAAAGCTGACAGATCATTTAAATACTGGTAAACCACAATAATTTAAGAAATGGCAGATTACATACGCATACCACCAGATTCAACCGGAAAAAGAATACGACATGATGAAATACTTCAAATAGAAGTTAATACAGTTGTATATTCTCTAAACTTATTGAATATTGGTGATGTTATAACCGGTGGTACATCTGGTGTAACTAGTCAATATATATCGCATGAAACTGAATTGGGTGTAGTTTATATCCATGTAAAGAATGCAACGGGTACATACACAGTTGGTGAAACTTTGATTCATGAAGGAAACGATGTGGCAGATGTAGTATCATCTACTGTTCAATATGTACAAGCGATTTCAGTTGTAGATGGTTTAAATCCGTTAAATAGACAGAAAGTTGATGATAGAGGAAGTGCATATACTAGATTTAGTGAAGGGGATATGTTATTCGATGCATTTGGAAGAAATCAAACTTCTCAAGTAAGTACAATAGAAAATCATTCGTTTGTATATACTGATCCAGCTGATGAAAAATATTATACAGATATTCGTACTGGTGGAAATGTAGTACATTCTTTAGTAGATTCATCTTTAGTATTTTCCACAAACACTGTATCGGGATCATATTCTGCAAGAACCACACATCAATATTACCCATACACTCCAGGTATCGGTACGGAAACACAAATGTCTGTTTTGGTGGGTGATACTGGTAAAGCAGGTGTAATACGTAGATGGGGATTATTTGATGATAGAAATGGAGCGTTTTTGCAACTAAGTGGATCAATGCTATCAGTTGTACTAAGAAATGACTCGACTGGTACAGTAGTAGATGAAGTAGTTGATAGAAGTGAATTTAATGGTGACTCACTAGAGAGTGAAACTACTGGTGAATATCTATTAGATTTAAGTAAATATAATTTATATTGGATCGATTATCAATGGTTGGGAGTTGGTAGAGTTAGATTTGGAACATTCTCTCCTACTGGTAAAAGAGTTGTGATGCACTCGTTTACAAATCCAAATTCAAAAAGT